GTTTTTGCATTTGAGTCAGTGACCTTTGATTTATTTATCGGTTATTGGCGTTAGATAAACCAATAATACAATTAACAACGTATATTAAGATTGTTTAATTTGACCCAGTAATTGTTTTAATTTAGCACTTTGCACATCTGCTGTGACTTTAGGTGCTTCTAAATCAAAGTCGTCTTTGGGTTTGGCACGTTCCCAATGCGGGGTAGAGGATTCACTTTCTTCAGTAGTCCTGACTTGACTCTTGGCCTTGATTGAATCCATGATACTGGGCTTGGTGCCACCACGGAAGTTGTCTTTCTCGTCGCCGCCCTCATCTGTGATACGCATGGTTTCGATATTGTATTCCAAATCAATCTTTTGTCCCACGCCTGTTGAACTACGCGACTTCATACATTGTATTTGATACTTGCCACGTTCTTTCATGGCGCGACTTGTAAAGATACCAAACACATTATCAGCAGTATTGATCTTTGAAATACCACCTGAAATGTGCGAGTGATCAAATTCAACTTCTTCTACTGCGGATCTATTCAACTGCGACGCAGTGACCATTAGTACTGCCAGTTCTTTGGCCAAGTTGCGTAGTTCTTCTGAAACATACTTGTCTTTCACAAACAAATCATTTGGGCTGACTTTAGCACTCACAGGCATCAGCAAGTCCAAGTAGTCAATCATCACAAAGTCAACTTTTTTGCCTGTTTGAATTTGATACTCTTTCAAATAAGCACGAATGTCATTGATGTTGCTCTGTGCTGGTAAACCTTTCACTTGATAGTTGCCGGATTTTTTAGCCACCAACTTGACCTTGAGTTCAGTTGTGTCCATGTCACGCCTAATATCTTTGGTGCTCATGTTTGTTAACATAGCGTCTGTTCGCAAACTTGTTAGTTCTTCTGACAGTTCTAGTGTGATATAAACTCCACTTAATCCTTGTTGCAGCCAGTTCAAGGCAATGTTCATCATAACCAATGACTTACCTGAGCCCGAGCCGCCTGCAAAAATGTTCAGTTCACCACGACTAAATCCACCATACAGCAATCTATCCAGTTGCGGCCATCCTGTGCTTACTTGGCCGCCCGAGTTAAAGTATTTCTCAATGCGAGCCTTAGGATCAGCAAAGTAATCCGTGCCCATGTCTTTAGTGAGTGATATCTGTACTGCATCTTTGATGAGTTTCTCAACGGGTTCAAATTCGCCTTTCTCCAGCAAGTCTGCTGACTTCAAAATAGCACGTTCAAGTTCTTGACGTCGGGTAAATGCTTCAAACTCACCCATGAACCAGTCAAAATGTCCTTCATTCAAGTCCGGCACTGGTTGCAGTTTGACACCTGTGGTTGCTGAAATCTGCTGCCTGTCAGGCATGGTCTTGTGTTTGTCTGAATGTTCTTTGATAAACTCAGCCGCAGGACGTAAACTTTTGTCAAAATTTTGGGGGTTGTAGATATTTTGAACACGCACATAACTTGTTGCGTCTTCCAACATCATTTCTAAAAACAATCTCTGAACATCAAGCGAGTAATCTTTTAACAAGTTGTCGTTTCCTTATTTCTATTTTAATTTTGCTAGTTTCTCTTGCTTGCACAATAGTTAGCAAGGCCCCTAGTCGACCTAGTTTTATCACAGCGTCGTTGACATCTTTGCAACCCGCAGGCCACTCAGGTATGCTCACTGCCCAGCCCAGTTCCACAGCACGATCAATCAGTTCCACACCTGCAACATCTTGATCTGGTACCACAGTTACTTCACGCCCGAGACTGCGAATTAATCTTGCTTGTGCATCACTGATGGTGTTGTGCATTACTGCAAGTCCACCAATTGAAAGTGCATCAAAGATACCTTCCATCACCAGCACATGTTGCCAGTCAGCATGTTGCAAGTCTGTGCCAAACACATAGCCCGGTTGTGAGTGATTGATGTACTTGGGTTGCTTGTTGTCTAAGAATCTAGCAGTCCAACCTACTACTCGGTTGTTGTATGTGAACGGAACTAGTACAAACGGCCTAACCCAATGAACACCATCATTCTTGATTGATGTCATTATGGGAAAGTCTTCTGGCACACAACGTCGACGAATGTAGTTCCAGTAGTAAGGAACTTCCGGAGTTACTACTTCTGAGAATGGTGGAAAGTCGTCAGACTCTTCAAACTCTACACTACTGAGAACATTGAATACCTTCTGACGATCTTCAAGGATGCCGTGTATGCTACGATGACGCAGACTTTCAAGATTAAGCATTTCAATCTCATTGTCCGGCACACCCATCCATCCCAATAATCTTTTGGCTTTGAAACTAACTGTACGTCCCAGCACAAAACTGGCCGTGTACGAACAGTTGAAGCAGTGATAACTCCAGCCTTGTTCAGTTGCCTTGATGCCACCACGTCCACGTTTATCTTGGCTGTTACCATTATGGGTGCAACATACAGCATTGAAACTCAGCCAACCCTGTGGACTGGGTTTTCGTTTTGCAGGCAAATATTGCAGTATATCAAGCATTGCTACATTGTAGCAGAATCTACAGTAGAAATCAACTTGTTAGCAATCATTTGATGCCCAATTTCATTGGGATGGCCTCCAGGAAAAATCAGTTCTCGCTTTTGGTTGCCTGGATGATCACGAAACCACATGGTGGTTGAGAAGCCTGGCCAAATCTCTGTTGGGAGATCCAAACGATTATCAGCAGGCATGATGTGAAACTGCATCATGGGTATGCGTTTTCTGGCGGCCACTCCGTCAAAAAACATCAGAGTTTGCATGTGATTAAGCCTGGCCAATTCAGAACAATTGGTCAGCACCAACTGCTGTTTGACCATGGTTCTAAAATCTTCTGGTACAACACTGGAACCATACTGCACCCAAGTTGAATGTATGAACTTGTTCCAGGGTGGATCATTTGCATAATGTTTGTGATTGGGGTTGTAAAAACTCAGTCGGTCCGAATCAGTATGCCCTACTAGAACCAAACAATCTTCAGGACAGGGCTCGTGCTCTAGCCACCAAAGAAAAGTCCAAATTGAACTCTGCATGCTTCCGCCAGCAATACCAAAATTTTCCGTAGGAACGTTGTAGTGTTTGCCTACTAATCCCAAGAAGTTATGACTGTCGCGATAAGCATCGTTTTGGTGCCAACAACTGTGTGCATCGGCGTGTTTTTGAACTAGTGTAGGATCTAGCAATTCATCTCCGTACATCCAGGAGTCGCCGAATCCAACAATTTTTTTAAATGTCATCTACAAATTATATCTACCACCGCCCCTGTTGTGATAACCACTGCTGCCGGTACAGTTGGTTGTGCTGGTGAGGGTGTATAGCCTTGACCTCCGTCAATAACATTTATGGCGCTGACCTGACCACCTGTAATTTCTGCTTCGGCCACTGCACCTGCACCTAATCCAATGATAGTGACCTTGGGAGGTGCTAGATAACCGTTGCCCGAATTGGTCACTGTAATACCAGTGATCACTCCATTGGCGGCCTGAGCATTGGCAGTGGCAGGTCCTACTATTTCTGCGCCCGAATAACTGTTGAGTGCAAGACGCAGTAATGGATGGTATCCCAGTACATTGATATATTCTGTGCCAGTTCTATTATAATATGAAGATATGTTGCTAACGTCGTACCAGGTACTTTGATAAGTTTCGGCGGCTTGTGCTTTGATGTTGCCAGTGTAGTGATCCATGGTTAGTTGGAATGTGGTCAAACTAGCACCCACTGTAGGAATAAAACTTGAATAGCGTTCAGGGTTGGGCTGTACGTTGCCCACTGGAGGCGGATTTAGTGCCCAGTCAGGATAGTTGCCAGCATACACAGGATTGACATAAACTTCAGGGCCATATATGGTAGGTACTGTTACTGTGTGGCTGGGCACAAACTCCGGTAATACACTATCTTGAATGTCCACGTCTGCACGGGCCTGTGCTTGTGCATCTACAAATACTGCCTCAGTTAGATTGCCGCTGGTCCTGTCTATACTATAACTAGCAGGCTCAGTAGGTAGTTCTGTGGTGTCTGCGGCACTCAGCGTGACTTTGGCTCGTCCAAATGGTGCATTCAATATGACCATTTCTTTTTCCAGCAATTGCACATCGCCTTGCAGGTTGATTAATCTGAATATCAAATTGCTACCAGTAATGTTTACAGGCTTTTGGTCTTGGTTAATGAATTCAAACAAGATCACGTTATCCACGCCCTTGTTGATTGTTAGTTTTTTTGCGTACACTGGTTCCCACCTCCGGACAAATACATCACCCACGCCTG